GGTAGAAAAATTCAGTAACTCTCCTTCAGCTGATATAGACGATGAAGAAGTTGATATGTCAATGTATAAAAAAATGGATGATGCTGAGATCACAAAAGATCTCATGCAAGAAATGGTTTTACGTACAAACGAAGAAGTTTCTAAGCGTACTGGTCTTTGTACATATATAATCGAAACTATTTCTGCTGATATGTATGAAGCTTTTGCACCAAAACCATTAAAAACCGATGATATTAAGCTCCCTGATACAAAAGCTATACCTCAGATAGGTAGTAAAATATGTAAAGCAATGTTTATGGTTGTAAAATACGGTAAGAGTGGTTATGATTTTGGGTTTATAGTTTCGTCCGTCATACGGGTGATCAATACGGGTCCAAAATATGAGATTGATAATACTGATGAAGTTACTAAAGATTTGGAGAAAGAACTTAAGGAAAGTATTGACGGTCGAATGAAAAAAAAGGAATTCTTAAATGAAATAGAACAAAACCGATTGAATATTGATATAAAAAAGTATACACAAATTCAAACAAATAAACGAAAATATATAGGTGATAAACCAAAAGTTGCCGTTTTATCACTGAGAAGTCAACCTTTACATATTAAAAAACCACGTGATGAAGGTGTTTTTACAAATGGTATAGCATCGAGTGAATTTGTTGACTACTCTCTCGTGAGACAAAGTGAAATCGAATACTTAAAAAGTAATACTAACTTACTTGTCGAGAAAGAAATTTTAGATTCGCAGTCGATGTACAATACTACTAAAAATATAAAACCTGAAATAGGTCTCGATAAGGATAGAATAGTGACTGCTCCAGGTGTATAAAATATATCTATACAATATAGAAAATATACACATTTTATATCTATTTTTTTATGGCTATTTTTTCTGTACCCCCTTATAGGGATTTAAACACTATATTTTCGATTATAATACAATGGGTGCATGAAAGTCATGTTTTTTTAAAAAAGTATGGTCCTTATGAGAACCGAGTTCGAAAAATTTTCAAAAAGCCGTTTAAATCGCTCTAAGGGGGTACAGAAAAATTAGCCCTAAAAAATTTACGTCATTTAGGTTTTATACCCTGTATACAATTAATAAAAATATAAAATGGGTAATATTTTAAAAATAATAATTTGACGGTATTGTAATGATAAGTATTAATGAAATATCTCGTCTAGACGAAAAACGTAAAAGGTTGAGGAAGCAGACATATGTCAAATTACACGAACAAATATCAAAAAAAATACGACAATCCGTAGAATTGGGTCAAAAATACGTATTTGTACAAATACCATCGTTTGTAATGGGATTCCCGCACTTTGACAGGACGAAAGCAACACATTACTTAATTAGACAGTTTCGAATAAGTGGGTTTTATGTTCAACATATAGGAGAATTTGAACTGTGTATATCGTGGAGACCTAGGAAACTTAATAAAGAATCGGAAGAAAAACCAGAAGAAGATTTCGAAGATTTTCCAACACTTGTTAATTTGAAAAAGACGGCGAATAAGTACAGGGCGGCGCGATAATAATGACCTATAAAAAAACCTACTTTATCATAAATGGACAACCTCAACATATTAGTAGAAGCTAAACGTGAATACCTAGGTCAACTCTGTTTATTGATGTGCCCAGTTATGATAGAGACATTTGAAGAAATGTACGAAGAGGCTTATAAATTATCAAAGGGTAGAAAAGTTTTAGTAATGTATCAAAAATTGTTAAAAGAAGTTCCTAATTGGAGTGACGCTATGTCAAAACAACACACTGATAATATAGCGAATAGATGCGCATGGTTTAACGATTTATTGGCAGCCGTATTTGTAAGTTGCGTTAAAATTTTATCAGCCGTTCGATTAAGTAAAGACAATAAAAAAATTTCCCTTAAACTGCCAACAAATGAAGTATTTATTCAAATGTGTCACAATAAAGTCGCAGAATCTCTTTACAACGATCCTTATATTTACCACGATTCACAAAATGAACATGCGAGAAATGACAAGTTATTTGAAAGGTTTTCAGTGTGTGTCGAAAATTCAGTAAAAGAACTTATACCTGTTCAACAAATATTACAAACGTATATGTCACAACAAGAAGGACAAGACCTTGATTTGGGTGAAGCAGAAATCGGTGACTCTGAAGATCCCGATATTATTGAGGACAATGGTATGGAAGAGACAACTGAAGAACCATTTGACAATGAACAGCAAATGGAAGGAGAACCAATGATGGAAGAACCAATGGGGGGAGAACCGATGATGGAAGAACGAAATAACAGCTCTTTCATGAATAACGAATTTAGAACTATAAATACTGCACCACAATCTCAAAAACCTATGCAACGCACACAGGATGATGACGGTGTATTTTTTCCAGATGCAGCCGAATCCCGTCAAAAAAACATCATGTATAAGTAAATGGAGTTCGAAGATTATTTAAGAGATCCAGCTTGGGCAGGGTTGATCGCTGGATTTATAACAGCAGGATATATCCATTTCAAATCGAAACTTAATAACGAAGGTAAACTCGCGGTTAGCGCGTATACAAAACCAGCCGCACTCGTTGCTATTTTAGTATTTTTTATCGTATCTAATGGTTTAGGTAAGAAAGAGAGTATAAGTACAGAACCATTTTAATTTTCTAGCTTAAAGATATCTAACATATATTATATACAAAATGACATCCGTTTCAGCATTTAACGAAATGATGGGGCAATTTCTTGTGGAACTTCATAAGACGTTTCCAGAAGAAAAAGGTTTGAAAAAGTGTTTATCAGCTTTTGATTTGATGAAAGAAACAAATCCACGACTGGTTGTTGATGGGTTTATGAACGGCGTGACACCATACGCAGATCAGATTTCGTCTAAGGACGAAACATTTTTCATTAAAGAATCTAAGAATCTCGATTTCATGAAAGGTGTTAATCTCGAAAAACATTGGTCGGGTTGTTCAGATAATACAAAAAATGCTATTTGGCAATACGTACAAACGCTTTACATGTTAGGCACTACTATAAAATCTATCCCAGAAGACACTCTATCAATGATAGAGAGTGTGGCTAAAGAATGTGCAGACAAAATGGGTTCCGGTGAAAATGGTGAATTGGATGAAGCTGCTTTAATGAAAACCATGCAGGGTATGCTAGGTGGCATGTTAGGTGGTAAAAAATAAACTTGATATATATAAATGACTTCTTGGTTCGAAGACCCAAAACAGCTCATTCGTACAGATAAAGTATTAGAATTTTGGCCATCAAAGTCTCTCTCTTCAGAAGAGAGAATTAATGCCACAGCGAGATTTATCATTTATGCAACGTGTATAATATACCTTATTAATAGAGATATACGTATTTTCGTGTTAGGGGGTACAGCTTTGGGCGTTCTTTACATAATGGAACAGTCGGATATGATAAAGGAGGGTCCACCCAGGTCAGCGCACGGTAAATTCGGATCGGCTTGTCAAATGCCTACTCAGGATAACCCATGTGCTAATGTACTCATGACTGATTATACTGACAGACCAGATAGACCAAGTGCGTGTTTTGGACCAACCGTTCAGAAAAATACGGATTCTTACATAACAAATGGTATACAATATGGACCTTCTCGTTCGAGATCAACATTACCACGTTTCCAAAGAAATGCTTTAGCGCGACAATTTACACCAACCGCGAATTCTTCGTTAGGTAACGATCCATATTATGAATTTATACACGGATCAAAAGGAACAACAACATGTAGACAGGATCCACGCTTATGTGACCCAGATGCTAGAGGTGTTCAACTCGAGGCGTTTGCGGGATTAGATCCAAATGGGGATAAGAGAAGTGGTATGCACAGAGGATCTGGATTAGCAGCTGGTCATTCTTCTTAATTTCATATTTTAAATATATTTAGTCGATACTCGATTTTTCATAAACAAAATGTTTTGTAATAGTAAATGGCGTATCAACTTCAACCAGGAATGAAAATGGTCAGCGATAAAGCGATTCCATCCGTTTGTGCAACTGAAGAAGTCTTTGTATATCCTCAGCCCAGTACCTTAAATTACGGTTCATCGAGACCAAATACAATGTTGTACGGAACTGCTCCATACATGGCAGGTAAAGGTTCCCCAGCTCAACACATAGAAGTGAGTGATGCTCTTAGACCACAATCAACTTCACGATTTAATAAAATATTAGCAAAAACATACGAAAAAAATTTACATCCACTCCAGAATGTTGCTTGTAAAACACCCCTTAGAACGAGAACATACGAACCATCGAGCACTCGAGCCGAACTTCAAAATGGATTATTTCAGCAAAGATATATCAATAAAAATGTTAATAACAAGTAAGAATGGCTGACCCTATATCTATATTGGCTATAGCAGGTCTCGTTTACGCTGGTCGTAAATTGAGCAAATCGGATGAAAAATACACAGTTGAAGGAAATTCCATACAAGGACAGGAGGAAGTTTTACCACCACCAATTGATGATTTATACAGTAGAGATATATCAATCAATGATTCATATTTAGGTACACCATCACCATTAGTTGAACCTGGCTATTCATCAAAACAAGAGATGTCAACATTTGGAGATATTTCTCCACAGTCTCGTTCTTCCGGTGGTGAAGTTTTGGATATGAG